GTTGTTGCTGCAGTAAAATCAGTAATGGGGAAAGTGTTAAGGGTTAACCCATCTTCCAGCGGCGTTAAAGTCATCTCTGCTGTATATGTCGCGCTATCAGGAGTAGCACCAATACCAACAGGACCGCAGCGAGGATTCAGTGGAATAGTTACCGGGCTGTTTGAGCTTGTTACAATAATCTGTCTTGTCTTCATATCGGAACCTTTTTAATGGTGCCTTCCTTGGCCAGGGAAATTAAGATTCCTTAGTTGGCTTCAACAACTACTTCGAAGTATTCAATAATAATATCGAACACAGCAGTGTCAGAACCAGCTGAGCAGGTATAGGAGACAGGATCACCACCTGCTGTGATATCAGGCTTACGTGCTGCCGCTGTGGTTGCCTCTGTGATCTCAAAAAGGAGCGCACCACGGGTCACAGAACCATCAAGCAATGAGCCAAACACTAGACCAGCCGTAGCCAATGAAGCAGCCGCTAGATACCCATTAGGGTCATTTGAGGTGCCTTGAGTTCCGACATCAACCGTTTCAGTAGCATCCACTGTGATCACGTTCAAAAACACATCTTTAACGATGGCGTTTGCCGGTAGAGTAAAGCCGGTTTGAGTTTCAGTAGTTTGAGCATCGCAACGAATAACCGCCGTTTTAGTGACAAACTTAGTCGATGCATTAAGACGAGAGCTGTCAGCCGCTACAGTTGAGCCGCTGAACTTTTTGCGGGTAACAAGACCCGTTGGATAATTTGTACCTGTAGTCATTTTCAAATCCTCTAACAGTCATTAAGACCAGCCCGCAAAGGAGCCATTAGATGATAAATAAGGGGCCGTTAAGCCCCTATCGGTCATACACCAGCTGATCCGAATGCGCCTCGTGGATCAGTCCAACCATACGCTGTACGCTCATCAGCCTTGAAACGAGCATTGGATGTACCAAAGTCGTTATCTTGCTCAAAGCGAACTGCTTGACGAGTGAAATACTTCATTCCGTCTGGGCTGTTAGTCTTGATGAACCATGCAGTATCAGAGGTCAGATAGTTATTAACCATGTGACCCGCTGGAAGCATGCCGGTTGAGCGGATTGCGTTAACCGCGTTGTTGCCTGTGTCATTCTGCAACACAGAGTTCATGATACGCTCTGCCTCAAAGCCAAGCTTAGGCGGAACAATCAGACGCTCACCACGAATCGCGATACGAAGACCCCGCGGATCAGTTGCTTCATTAATCTGGATCAACAGATCTTCCAAGCTTGTCTCAGACAGTGCTGCAGGTGTTGCCAGCTCGTTAGAGAAAGTCGTGGAATCTGAAGGGCCGTTAATATGAAGCTGCGAGAACAACTCAACACCATCGCCGCCATCCATCAGGAACGCAGAGTTAAATCCACGGTTGTAAACGTTAGCGCCGACATTCTCCTGGGTTTGACGCATAGAGAACGCTAGGGCACGCGCACGACGAACAAACAAGTTATACAGGTTATCTTCCATTGCTTCCCGTGTGACAATAAAGCCCTTGGCATATGTCAGCATTGGATACTTTGGAGTGAAACCTTCCTGTTGTGAGTCGTAAGCTACGCCTGAGCCTTCTTTCTTAACAGGAGCAAGGCCGAAACCTTCAAACTGCTGATCAAGCTCAAATGCTTTCTGCGAAGTCTCTTCATCGAATAGCATTGTCCACTGAGTGGAATGCTCCTCATACGCCTGACCAAAGACGTTCTTGACGCCTTCTTGTAAGAGGCGACTAATATTACCTGTTGCAATTACACCAGCCATGATTAAACTCCTACGGCTCCGCCGATAGTGGATTCATTAATACGACAAATTACAGTAGTTCCAGCAGGAGCCGGATATGTAATGTCGCCCGAGTCTTTAACACCAACCATGCGCAGCTGCTCAGTAGTACTGATAGCGTTGCCGGTAGAGTTAACCACCATATTTGAGTTAACCAGGCCACCAGAAGCAGTAGCCGCCGTGACAGTCACAGGCAAGTTACCGCCCACATCTGTTAGCGCGAAAGTACCACCAAGCGTTTCAGCTTCAAGAAGTAAATCAGGATCAACAGCAACTTTGACTGTGCCAGCTGTAGAAGCAGGCAAGCCTTTGCGTTCGAGGTTAGAGAAGTCCGGGTCGATTGCAGTAATAACACCAGTAATTAAATTGGTAGTACCTGCGCTAATCGCATCGACTTCAGAAAGACCCGTTGCTGCTTCTAGATTACCTGTTTCAACAACAAGATCACCTACAGCTAAAAGGGTCGCGTGTGTCGCATCAACTGCGAATGTTTGTTCTTTTCCGGTATAAGAGTGACCGGAGAGGTCCTGAACTGGGCGGAATCCACCTGCCATGATAATTCTCCAAATTGAGAAATTAAAATAAAGCCCTATCGTGGGCAAAAGTTTAACTAATCAATCGGGACGTCTATCCTGGCTTATTGACTAGGGGTTGTGATGCGTCTACAAAACAACCGCTAAAGTGACTATTTGCCCATATGAGAGCAATAATGCAGTCATATGGGCTATGTTGTTATCTTATAACATAAATCTAATTAAAGCACTATTAGATCAATTCACGTTCACGCTCAACAACCGCTTTACGACCTGCAGGCAGATATTCAGACTCACCTAACTGTTGAACGTTTTGCTGAGTGGCGTCCATGTTGCGCTTCTGTTGTGCGGCCATATCCTCATCGTAGTAGTGTTGCTCAAGCTCCATCAGCACATGAGTATTACCTTTACCCGCAGGCTGCTCTACTCGCTCACCATCAACTAGAACATAGTCCCAATATGCAGCAATCATCTGTTCTAGTTTGCCTGGATGATCAGGGCCAGTTATAGCCCAGTAGCGTTGATAACCTTCACGCTTTGGTGCTGATAATTTATTACCTGCACTCATTGGAATACGAGCAGGGCGCTCTTTGTTTGCTTGTGCGTCTGCGTTGCGTGCTGGACGGCCTGGCTTTTTACGTTCTTGCATTATACTTTCCTCGCATCAGTAATAGCTCTTAGAAATGCCTGTTGATCTGGTTTGCCGTTTTTGTCGAGCCACATAATGGAACCGAATTGCTTCCACTGATCAGCTTCTTGAGAGGTAAGAGATTCCATTGTTGCATCTTTGCCGCTGCGACTCCGGTTTGTGCGTTGTCGGCTTTGTTCGGTCATTGTCGGCATCTCCCGGCGTGCGTTTACTTGCTGCTGTTCTTCTTTCTGGTGATCTGGATATAGTTTAGCAAGTTGTTGGTCTACATATTCAAGTGCTTCTCGCTCAGTAGTCCCGCCGGGCCTTGATGCAGCTCTATTGTAGAAAGCTATGGCATCTTGGCCTTTTTCGTCATTTGGATCATTTACCCAGGGATTGCGGGCCTCCCAATCGGCAAGAACTGCGCTTTGTTGAGGCGTAGCTGGAACTGTCTGCTGAATAGGTTCTTGGTTATCAATCTGTTTCTGTAGCCGGTCAAACTCGTCAGTGTCAGCGACTTCTACAGCTGCACGCTGTTTAGTCTTAAGATCGGCAATGGCAGCGTTTTGTTGTGCTTCATGGAGCTTATTTAGATTGGCAAATCGCTCTTCAGTTGCTGCGTCTTTGTGCCTGGATTCAGCTTTAACGTCGTTTATCTGCTTCTGCATCTCTCCGAACAGAACGTACTCGCCGGCAGTCTTCCAGTTGTCCGGGTTGCCTTCGAATTGATCTTCAGGACGCCAACCTTGATCCCAGGCCGTTTGTTCTTTTGACGATAGCTCTGGAATATCATCTTGAATCTCTTCAACTATCGGCTGGTCGATTACTTCTTCGATCTGCTGCCCAAGCGCTTCTTGGATTTGTTCTTCACTCATTGTCAGACTCCAATTCTTTGGAATTCTCTATACTTTCAAACATCTTATCAAACATACAATCCAGACGTTCTCTAGTGAGGAAACTATCTATAAAATCTTCATAGGCAGATACAGCATCGCCATCGTCATTGATATAACGCACACCACTTTCCATCTGCTTTGATAGAACTTTTAAATGACGATCATTAAAATTTATCGTTATTTGTTTTTTCTCATGGCTATAGCAAGTTGAGGATGCTTCCATAGAGTCATACTCGGTCTTTATATCTTCACTCATCATTACTCTCCAGCTGATTCTTCAGCATTTCAAGGAACTCACCTTGTGCTAGACCCATAATATCTTGGTCGGTCACATAGCGGTAATTCTTGTCGGCTTCGTTGTATTCATGGGCGCGGGTATATTTGCCATCATATCGCGTAGATAACTCGACAATATCACCCTCTTTAACTCCCCAGTCTTGAGGTGATTCGCAGCCTGAGTATCCTTTGTAGGCAATAGGACCAAACGCAACAATACGGGCAATGTCACGGCCTTTACGTTCTCTCTCTTGTTCATTAGCAGAGCACAGGATAATACCGAGGGCCGATGTGACCTGAACAGGGATGATTTCCACCAGGACATTAAAGCCTAGCGGTAATACAGGTGGGTTATTCATTGACTCACCTCCTTGTTTGGACGGTCAGTGAACATGTTAAGCGCTGCAACTACACGCTCAGAAAGAGTTAATAGCTCAACGTAACCATTTTGATAATCGTCGCTCACTACCACGTCTACTGCGATCTTCTTAATTTCCTTCTGAAACTCTTGTGCAATATGCTTTCGTTCCATAATCATCACTCAGCCTCCTCTAAGACTATCTCATAAGCATCTAAGAGCGCTCTAGCTCCTTCGATAACGCCTTCCTTACGCGCCGTCTGTAGCGCTGTTTCATCGACTGTGGCATATAGAGTAGATTGATCTTGGTATGCCTCTATCTGCTCCTCAACCGTCTTAATTATTGCCTTGGTTACGGGATGGCTATTCCAATCCAGTAGATCCGCTTTGGTTAATACCATTATCTAGTCTCCTGCGACTATTTGTGATGCAATGAGATTCTGAAATATACAGCCATCTTTGACGTGTTCTCAAAATCACCATCATAAAATTGAATATAAGGAAAGATTCTCCAATGCACTTGCACATCTCGAACTTTGGTTTCTGCGCCCTCGGGCCTCTCTGCAGATTTTGCTTGAATTAGACCAGACAATATGTTGTCTATATTTAATATAGTTTGATCTAAGAAAGACTGAAGACCAGCAAAGTTTTCTTCTCCTGTCATTTTCGGGATGTCGTGAGTTAAAAGCCCGTAGGTTTTATAAGTTGCACCCATGGAATCAATACGTGCTTTAGTCCCGATTAAGGAATAGTCTTTCTTTTTGAAATACTCTTCCAGATTATCATTAAGAAATGAAATCGCTGTTTCATACTTGTCGCTCATTAGTCAGCTCCTGTGGCTGTTGTAATTCCTGCAAAGTCTTCTGATTCTGCAGTTCTTGTGCATCAATATTTAGACCTGCTGTGTAGGTCGTCACATTGTTTTTCAAGTCTTCAGATTCGGCCTCTTCCAGAGTCTTAATGATTTTAGCTTCATTCAGCTCTGTCTCTGAATTCTCTTTATCTACCTTACTCTGTAGCGTTATATCCTCGCGCGCTTGTTCACGCTCTATTGCGTCAGCCTGGGCACCTGCAATTAAATCCTGTCGCTCCTGTTCACCAGTGATAATCGCTTGCAGATCTGGATTCTCAGTTAACAGACGTTGCAATTGCTGCTCGGGCGTTTCTTCTGGGTAAACCTCATCGCCAATAGTAGAGCCGATAGCTTCAAAGAAGTTCTTCATGATCGGTCTTACATCGCCACCAGTGAACGCTACCAATTGAGCCTGTGCAACTTCAGCATTAGCCTGGATAATCCGCTGCGTCTTTGTGGCTACCTCTGGGTTAGCTACAGGGATAATGTCCATGCCGCGAAGATTAAAGTCCTGCTCAAAGTCTGCTTGTGGATCGTCAAGTATTTCCTGATATTGAACTGGGTCTACGAATCTTGCATTTAATTCGAATAACTTGCGGAACTCTTGAGACATTGCCCGGTAGATACGCTTAACAATGGCTCCAGTGCCTGCCATCTGCTCATCGATTAGGGCTAGAGTTGTACCCACTGCAGCGTTAGCACCTAGAGTTCCCTTCAAGTCTGCAGAGGCTGCAAGTTCTTGAACGTTAGTAACCATGAAATTCATTAATGCTAACAGGGTGGGACTTGGCTCTTTGACTGGTAAAGGCATAATGCCAGTCTGTAGCGCTTGAGCCGATACACCTGTTTGTTTCCATTCCCCAGGCTTGAAACCTGAACTACCCATCTTGCGGCGAAACTCTTTACTCATCCAACCACTTTGACGGTTAGCTAGTGTACCTGCATCGACAAGCTGGTTAGTGGTTGAGTTGATACCTGAGACAATAGCGCTTAATAAATGGGTGTAACCAACATCTAAGAACCCACCTTGTGGATCTCTTAGGAATCCATACTTGGTAATATTCTTAGTTGCTGCAATACGGACAACCTCACGCTCTCCGCTTGTATCGGCCAAGCCACCATCAACCATAAGACGGTCAAGTGTCGATGCACGTTTATTCTCTTCGTCTTTGATCAGGACGTCTTTAGGTTCAAACCTAGGCATGATCCTAACAACCGTGCCTGTAGACTCTTGAACCACAAAAGTATAAGGCTCTTCATAGCCATCATTATCTAAATCGAAGAATCCTTGTTGCTCAATGAAAGATGTGAACTTATCTGATTCAGCTTCCTCTGCATCTTCATCTACTCGATCACCTGTGTTCAGATCGATATCAAGCCATATTCCTTGGCGTTGCTTCTCTGTAATTTCGTTCTCTGAAAAGTCGTGAATCTCCGAGAAACGACGCAACCGAGCGAGTGAATCTGCATCCTGGCTGACTGCGAAATTAGGGTAGGTTATTAGCGTGGAAGTATTGCGCCCTAGCTGCGCATCAAAGAAAGTCTTCTTGAATACTGTGCCGGTATAGGGAATGTCATAGATAAGCTTCTCATGCTCATCCCGCCATTCAGGCATCTCTATGTTAAGCTGCCAGTTCTGGAACTCTGACGTTCTCTCCCCTCGGTCAAACTTCACATCATCAGGATCAGAGCCAATCACCTTGGTTTTCACTACCTCATAGCTTCTTAGTAACTCAGTTGTAGCGCGATCAGAGAACTTCAGCGCTGCCTTCATAAGCTCAGGTGATTTAAAGTTAGCTGCACCTTCCCAAGGTGTGGACTTGTTTTCTGTCTCCTGCTTCACAAGATCAAGTCCGAAATCAACCAACTCTGACCATTCGATCATTGAGTCTAGGTCTGCCTCGTATCCATCCTTAACTTGCCGACCAACCTTGAGCAGAGTGTCATTATCAAACATCCCTGCAATATTAGGATCAGGCACAAAGAAAGAGCCATCAGGGCTAGGAATAAACATTGACGCAAGCAGTTCGACGCCGGTTAAGTCTGTACCTTCGCGTTCTTCTTGCTCTTCTATTTCCTGGTCTTCCACGTTAATTGGAATTACAGCCATCTTCTTTAGCCTCTGTTATTTGCAATCGTTTACTATGCCTAGGATAAAATCTTGAATTGGTGGCCCAAGTCCACTATTTGGGGGTATGTCATTCAATATACGCTGCCACTTCTCAGATACCCGGCGATGTTTATCAGGATCAGTCTCTTTCATATCTTCCATAATGGCCGCAGCTAACGTCAAGCCTTCTCTAGGATTGTAATCAAACATATCAATACCCCATCACGCCAACTTCTGAGAAGTCGTCTTCATAATCATCATATCCATCATCAGACTGTATCACGTAGCCGCCGACGAAGCCTAAAGCCATATATTGCTCAGCATCTGCAGGATGTGAGTATTTGTTCTTGTCCGGCTTGTCCCTGTAACGCTCCTCACCTGACACTTGAATCCGCTTGTACTGATAGCCGCCTATCTTACCTTTACGGATCATCGGACATTTACGGCTGACCAGATATCCAGGCTCACCATCAACTAGCTTAATTATATACGAGTTAACAGCATCTATACGTTTAGTCGGGTCGTTAGTCGGTGCAGGCTCTGTCTCGAACCCCATGTTTAGAGGCTGGATGATATCGCCATCTTCATTGTCTTCAATGTACTCGTCGTTGAGTATGCCCATTGCGCTCTTAGCCTCAGCCTCACCTCTGCCCTTTCCAGCCGGGTCAATGTAACTGAACGCCACCTCTATGCCGTAGAAGTTACGTTGCAGGAATGGCTTGACAATATCCCTAGCAAACTGTCTCACGCCCATATCTTCAGATACTAATTCAGCGATAACTCTTAGCTGTCCTCGCTTAGTCTGCTGCCCAATGATGCAGGAAGGTGTCAGTCCGCCATCCCAGCCTAACCCTATAGGTAAGTCTTCAATCACTCCTAGCGACTTCTCGGGGCAATGCAGTCGATCATTGTATTGAGGATAGACAGGCTTTCCGTCTTTGATAGTGCCGTAGTTACCCATGACCATGACATTGATGTGATCTTCAGTGTTACCGGCAATCATATCCAAGTAGTATTTATAGCCTCCAGGAAGGAATGCTATATTCTCAGCCTTTGGATTAGGCTTATATTCACCACCTTCTTTCAGTAACGGAGAAGGGCCACGGAAGAATCCAAATATCTGACTAACAGCGCGCTTTGATTCAGCGCTTTGATTTGATCTTAAACTCCCCTCTTCAGCTAACTGATACCACCAGTGATCATCTTCAGGCGGGTTAGTATCCATCAGCACGGCTTTGCGTGTACACGGCTGATAGTTCCCATCAGCATCTCTAGGAGCTTTGTAGTCACCTTTGTCTGTGTATCCGTCTATCTGTGAGGGATAACGGCCAATGCGTTCTCTTGAGCCTTTAAGGACAGCGTATGGCAGCTCCTTAGACTCGTTCATAAATACGCCTGTTACCTCTAGAGATAGAAGTTTCTTAACGTCATCAGGCCGATCGAGCGCCAAGAAGATGAATTTACACTGCACCCTTGTTCCATCAGGCAAGGGATAGCTCATATCACCCCGCATCGGCTTTAAGGTGATGCCGCATATCTCGTGAGGTATCCATTGTTTGAAAGTAGCGAGCGTGGTCGTCTCAAGCATATCGTAAGTGTTGCGGACAATAGCCCATTTGCTTAAGCGTATACCATCACAATTAGGCTCCTGGAGTACACAGAGACGGTGCATCTCATTAATACAAGTCACTGACTTACCATTGCCTACAGGGCCAAGGAATCCGCGCACAATCTTATTGCTTTGGTGGAATCTTTCGCCAGTCTGTGAGGCCTTGTAAGTGATGGTTTTCATTGAGAATTCCGATTAAACCAGTCCCATATTGGTTTTAGTGAACCGAAATCATCAACTTCTGCTTCTATATCTTCCTGATGAGAAATAATGTAATTAACTAAAATCCCAAAGACTTCTTTATCTACTGGTATCCAATCTTCTTTTTTTCTTTCTAATTTATAACTTGTTTGATGAGTAAAGTACTGGCTACCATTACCAAGATCGACGCGATTAGTAGTTTCCACCACTTCAAACCCTAAAGCTTCGCATAGAGATTTTAATAATTGATTATCACTCATCACAACCTCGCTCAAATGCCCTTTTTTCGCCTATATACTCAACCTCTACCGTCTCCTCTCCAAATACGTATATAACCTGTGGAGGCTCTGTTCTTTTGGTATGGCTAATCATAGGGCAATCTTTTAGCTTCTTTATAATTTCAGGTAACTGCTTTTTGTACTGTTCATTAAACAGTTCGCCAGTAGTTTTATGACTGCTTATTATCGCCACCATTAGCCTCTGATATCTTCCAGCTGCCCGGCTTAAAGTTCGCTTTACCCACGGTTTTCTTGTTTGATTTAAACCCTGTCGGATGACTTCTTAGAGTCTCTGCATCTTGTAGCTGCCTATTCACTATAACCTCAGATAGCTCAGCCAATAACTTTTCTTTTAAATGATACAAAGATCTTCCTTCTCCTGATACGTTCTCGCCAGTAGGGATATATGTCAATCTCATCTTTTTGATTGGCGATGAGTTAATATAAGTATCGGTTCTAATGTCTTTGTTATTCATCGCCGCCTCCAAAACTCATATTAAAAGTAACTTCAGTGTTCAGATCTATCTTTTGCTTGTTAGCATCAAATCCACCTGTATGCTCACTAAGGGTCTTCCAGGCTGCGTTGCGGGCTGAAGATGTTGTGTCTTCACCTAGACCTTTAGCTTCGATCAAAAGCCCTTTAACAACATCCTCAATGGTTACAAGGGCGCGCTCGGTACTTTGTGCTTTGAATGCATCTACTTTCTCTTTAACCTTTACATTTGTTAACAGACGTGATGCTTGTGATTCTGCGGTCTTCTCGCTATAGCCAGCAGTGATTGCAGCTTGGGTAGCGTTGAATCCATTACAGCAATACGCTTCTACGAATGCCTGTTGTTTGCTATTTAATGCCATAACCGCCTCTACGGTGTTGGTTTATTTATAAGACTTGCTTTTGCCTTTCCTCTTCCTATGTAATGTTTTTAGTCAGTATACGTTAGATCAATCAGTCCTACTAATTACGCAAATACGCCGTGAAGCAGAGCAGGCGTGACAGTCACAGTGCCGCCTTCCCCATCATCGATATCATAGGGGTTTTGTTTGTGTATAGCATGATAGAAGCCCTTCCCCTGCCCTATCCAAGTTATATCGCCTATCTCTTTAATGAATGGATTGCCTTTGCCCAGCTCTACAACTTGAGGCAGACTCATCAGCCAGTCGTATTCATCTTGGTTTAACCGACAGATTGATGCTGTGGCATTTCCTATCTTAGCAATAATACCAGTAACCGTTAGATTCAGTTTTACCTCATCATCGTCTGTGATGTATGCGTAAGGACTGCCGGACTCAGCTTCAGACCTTAAAGCAGTCCTGAAAGGCGGTATGTCTGCTATCTTGATTACTTTATCGTTCATCATAGCAACCTCACCTGATTCTGGCTTAATGCTACATCAAATATCTTGAAGTTTTTAATGTGGCCCCACACAAATGCAACACCGATATTGTTGCCTATTGTGATCGCTGTTT